ATTTTGTTTTATGATGTATGAAACTTTATTATTCATCTATTTTCGGATAGTGGATTATTTTACACTGCGGCGCTGGCACCCACTAACGGTCCAACCGATCAGTTTTCCACTTTCTAATTATAGGCCCGATAAAAGAGTACACCACACCCACCCGGACCTTGCAGGTTACCGGGATAATGCTAGTAAAGATATTAGTACTTTCTGCGCGCTGAATGGAAAACGACGTTACGATGTCGATACTTCCCCGCGTGAGGGTTGTGCGGGTACACACGGATTTTATGTAGCAAGAGATTATGCACATCCAGTACAGCGAGATAAAATATTGCCAGGCGACATTATTACGATGGTTGACGCGGATTACTACCACGATGATCTGATCAACCGATATGCTGGCCATGATATGATATTTTATACAGTGGCTCCCCCTGCCCTTTCAGGCAGTTACGGTGGCGCATACTATATACTCAATGGAAAGACTGCAACTTACTGGTTACCTGATGGGCAGACATACACCCATCTTCTATGGAATTATAATACTTCGACGATTGTCACTAAAGGATGGATTTGGGACCGCTTGTATAGGGTCACAAAAGTGCCATATGATAGTGGACATGCTTTAGTTTATTTAACTTTTGTTTCGGCGACTTTTAGACTATGGAATAGATTCGTGCAGCCGTTGTGTCGTACCGCAATACAGTCGGACGATTATGCCTATTATCGAGGCGTGTTAGGAACCAATTCTGGTGATATTTCGATCCAGTTTCGGTTAAAAGGTCAGTATACTCAACATTCAGTTAGTAACACCGATTATGAAGCATGTTGTAATGCTAGAGATACAAATGCTAAAGGTGTCATAACACCATCTGATATCCAATACGTAGCAAGTCATAGCGGCACCGCTTGTGCGCTAGCACTATGTATGTGGATGAATAAGCAAACCCCGGCTTGTAATGATGCCGAATTGTGTTTTGCAAATGTCTGCCCTGATCGACTTGCACTGAAGAAAAACGCTGGCGAATTGTCACCAGCGTTGCCTAGTGAGATGGATGGTATTCCGCCCGCCCCACTTGCTCGAGCTTCTCGATCATTACATCTACGTTCAATTAGTCGTTCTCAGTCACCCGCTTCCCTGGACCCTGTTCCATGTGTTAAGTTATTACCGCATGGTTTTGGAAACGATGGGGGAAACGCTGTGGCACTACCTATGACGTATGAACCTGATGTTTATTTACCGCAGACAAAGCCGTTTAAGGAAACGGAGAAAATATTGGGGCATTCGATTGTTCCAGCACTTACAGCAAACGCGACTACTAGCTTTGTTATGGATTCAAAAACCGTGACAGCAGCTGTTAATTCACGCGTTATCCAAGGCCGTAACCACACGAACCCCGGATTACCATATTTAAATTCATTTCTAGATAGAGTAATTGGAGGGCAGACAGTGGTTAAATTGACACGTGATGAGGTCTTTGCATTACAGAATAAACCGAGACAAAAACTCAGAAATGAGCGTCTTGGCGGTTCAATTATTAAAGACCCAACTGTCAAAAGTTTTATAAAGGCCGAAGGCGCTGGAAGTGCACCACGCATAATTACGTCTTTCTCTGCACAGCAGTGCGTGGATTTGTCTTCATATACCTTAGCAGCTAAGAAGGTGTTAAAGAAAAATCATTGGTTTTCGCCGGGTAAGACGCCCGAAGAGATGACTATTCAGTTGTCTAAATGGTACAAGACAATGGAACGTTGTGGTTTGCACAACAGTATTGTTTCCACGGATCAGTCTCGGTTCGACATGCACGTTTCACAGAACATGCGTGGGGTTGAATACGCGTTTTTCCAACGTTTATTCCCAAATGAGTGGAAACATGTTGTTCAATTAATGGCAAATGAGTCTCGCGTTAAAGTGCGAGGTCAACATGGGGTTAAGTATATGACAGAATATGAACGTTGTTCAGGTTCCCCATTAACCACTGATATGAACTCTTTAATTTGTGCATACATGATATATGTTTACCACATGGATAATGTTGCTAACGAGAAGCAAGCCTTCGAACGTATCGGACCAAAATCTGGTGATGATGCGATCGACGTGGAATATGATGCGGAGGTTCATTCCCTTACTACATTGTACACCCGGTTTGGCTTTGCGATAAAGAAATTTTATTACCCTTGTGGCATTGTTTCATATCTTAGTCGTACCTTTAATTTGGCTGCCGCCTTTCCCTATTCCATCAATAATTTGGACCGTGCGTTGAGTAAACTACATTTGTCTTTTGACCCATTGGTAGAAGACATGGTGGTATATAAACGCAGGCTTGCAGGTTATGTTATTGTTGATAATAATCCAGTATTACGTGCATTGTTTCAAGTAATACCTGGAATTGCAGAATTTATGCCTGCAGCGACGATGGATAATTTGGATTATAAAGTACTTCAGGGACCATGGCCTGCGCCAGTGTCTGACGACACACAGCGGCGTTTACTTGCACTACAAACGAAAGAAGCTGGACTGGCCGGTAGTCTTAGTAATATCGAGGATGATATTATCCAGACTTCTACTAGGCTTACTCCAACCGTCAGCGTTAAGTTGCGTGCACATGCACTTGCTGTATCACGAGAACCTTTACTTTTACGGCCAAAATTCACCCCGCAACAGAAGTCTTTAATAGCTACCATACCCATTCGTGTCATTTCACAAGTTGAGACGGAACAAACAAATGGGTTTGGTGCAATTTTAAACTCCTTAGTTGGTAATGCCAACTTCCCATTTGTTCCCCGTAAGGCACATGTCAAGATCGATGAAAATCGGTTCCGACAATTGTGTGGCAATTATAAGATTAGCGCGATTTTATTTCGGAATAAAACGCGTGAGCTGATCAGTCTCGGAGACAAGAGGAGTTGGTTATTT